CGGAACAGATCCTCTGGAGTACCCTTCGGGGCTTCCTTAATTTCTGTTTTAAAAAATGTATCTGCTTTCTTCAAAGCTGAATCCCTTGCTGCTTTATCTGCTTCACGGGCATTTTGAGCATTAATGCTTTTTTGCGTTTCGGTTGGCTCGGCTATTGCGGTGTCGGACATTGTATTTTGTGGTTGTTTTGGTTACTTGAGAAGTGACATTTCTTCATCTGACAAAGAATCATCCAAATCTGGATCATAGTCTTTTCGATGATTTACGGAAACAGCAGATTTTTTTAGCGCATTATCAACTGAATTGAATGTGTTTTGTGCTGCATCAACAGCAAAATCTTGAAGTAAACGAAATACAGCAACAACAGTTGAGTAATCTTTATTTACAAGCTCTTCATAAACAGAGGTTTTTAGTTCACTGTATCTTTTGTCATTAATTATTGCTGCTGCAAGATTAACTACATTTAAATTATCCATTATTTTGTCCTATTTGCGGGTTGCTTTGTGCTAACTGTTCTTGTTGAGCAATTGCTTGCTGTTGCATTGCTTGTTCTTGAATATTCTGTTGTTCATTATGACTCAAATCTTGTTCGTGACTATCCTGTATCATGCTAGAATCATGAGATGCTTTAGCTCTTTTGATTTGAATCTCATTCTGGGCTTTAGCTCTCTTTGTAGCAAGATCCGTTGCAACTCTTTCCATTGCATTTGAATTGTGAATTTGTGATTTCTGAGCCATTGCTGCCAACTTAATGTTTTCTTTCTTCTGCAAAGCGTTAGTTTGGATGGATTCTCTAGCAACCAAACCTTGGAGCTTAATTGTATCAGGATCTTGGTTCTGATTACCTTGCTGCTGTTGTTTTGCTGCTTCCATTTGTGCAAGCTGACTTCCAATCTCATCAGTTCCACGCTGAAGCTGTTGCATCATCATTGCAAATTCCTTTGCCATAGCTTTTTTTGTAGGATCTCTTTGTATAAAACTAAGGTGAGCTACCATATGAGGCCCCTTAAACCTCAAGAGGCAAGCGTAGATGTCTTTGATAAGGTTAAATGCTTCATCAGACACCCCTTGAGTAGCTTGCTGTCGTGTTGGGGCTTGTGGATTAACTCCACTTGATTGCATGGCCTGTTGGGCTTCCTGCAATGATGCACCAGCGTCTTGGATATGACCTTTGAAATGATCAACATGGTTTTGATCAGGATAAACTCTAAAGTTTGCTGCATTTCCTTTAGGATCAGTCATTCCGATATTCTCCATTGAAATTATTGCCTGTTCGCTAGGAATATCAATTTTTGTTTGCTTCATGTAGCGATTAACATTTTGGCGACCATTCAAGGCAGCAATAGCATCGGCAATTGCATTGGCTTGCCCCTCATTCATAGGAGTCATTCCTGTAAGTGAAACTGTTTCTTGTGCTGCCATCAACTTGTAGGAAGGGCTACCAGAGCCAGCAAGCATATTGCTTTCTAAGTTTTCAATATTTTCCCACTTCCAAGCCTCTTCTGGAACTTGGTTTTCATTCATGAAATCTACAAATTTTTCCTTTAGTTTATATCCATTTCCTCCACGCTTTGTTCTGCTCATCCTCTTATAGAGCATACGAAGCCAGCGAGTTTGATTGTCATTGAAGCGACGAATTTGTGTTCCTTGGAGCTTTGCGGATTCAGCCGCATCCATTTCAGCTTCTTTCTTTGTACGAGATTTACCAGTATTAGAATAATTCCCAATATTGTATGCACCAATCCCACGATAAAGATCGGCTTGGTACATTTGCATTCCAGAAAATAACTCTCCAAGAGGAACTGATAGATTTACCTGTTGTGGCTCTACATCTTGGGGAAGGATCATCCAAGGCTGCCACTCCATCTGCTTGAGTTTTTTTGTGGATTCAGCATTACCTCCCTTCAGCATCAGTCGAGTACTCCAATCCATTGCATCAAATGCACGATTCATGTGGATGTCATATGCCCTACATTGGATAAAGATTGCTTCAGCAAGTCCTTGAACTTCATGCCAGATACCAGAACCCGTTGAGTCAGTCATTGGGGCAATCACATCCTCCCAGCCATTCTCATCTTTTTCTACCCAATCTTTTCGGTAATAAATAAAGCCTGTTTGGTCGCGATACTCTTCCTCTGTAAGGTCTTTGCGACCATTTTCTTTGTAACCAAGTACAAGCCCACCATAGTTTTGCAACAAAAGCATTTTAGAGATACTTCCATTGAACTCCATGATATAAAGTTCATACAACTCAATTCTAAGTGTATAGAGTCGGGAAAGATTCATGTTACCAGACGCAACATCTCTTAGCCATTCGGTATTGGTGTAGGTATTCCGATAGTTTGTAGTAAACATTCTCAATGCATCTACACAAGCCCAGAAGTTCCACCCCATATCTGAAGCGTGTTTTTCTGCCTTTACAGGATCTTCTTCACCCCCAGTAATCTTTAACCAGAACTCAAGGGGAGTATAAGAACGCTTAATGCAAAGCTCACCAAGGTTAGTAAGATCAGCATAGGTTTTGTCAGGAATAAGAACATTCGAGTTATGGAAACTCTTTGTAGGCCAACCATCTCGATCTTCAGCAATTTCAAATCCTTTTCCATAAAGGGTCATTTCCTCCACATCCAATTCAACATTATAATTGTAGGATGTCCAAGATCGTAGCATTCGATCAAATCCAATGCTAATCAAGTTGCTCCAAATTTCCTTTTCGCTAGGATTTCCAACTTTGGTGGTAATATTTGCAGCAGTATTGCGCTCCATTACCATGTCCACAAAACTAGACTTTTGATTGTCTACGATAAACTTCATCTGACGAAATGGAACATTGCTCATTCCAGAAAGTTGTCGTGCAGCTACCTGACTATAATCGGTAGGGGGGAATCCCTTGTAGCACTTGTAAATACGGCCCCATTTGCGCTCTCTGCCAGCATTATCAAGTCGAAGATTCCAACAAATAGTAAAAGCATCGTTGGCTGTTTGAACCCTACTAGTTGGAGCAACGCCATTTGAGTTGATGGTATTAAAACCCCAACTTGATACGCCCTCTCGGTTTACTATTTTTTTGGTTTTAGCCATTATCCAATTACTTGGTTGAGTATTTCTCTACGCTTTTGACAAGATGGACAATTCTTTGCCCGTGTTTCCAATTGGGCGTTAATGCCAAATGTGGAAGCAACCTTGTCTCCTAGATGTGCGAATTTATGTATAACATTCGCAACCGCATCACCAGCTTCTTGCCAGCAATACTGTCCTGCAATTCGTTTACAAATCTGCTGCTCAATAAGATATTCTAAATTTTCTGGAACATCAACATTCTTATTTATCATGTCATTTTTTACCTTTTGGGCAAATTGACGACCAAAAGTAAGATCCATTCCATTTACACGATAAGTTTTTTCTTTATCGTCGGTGTATTGATACCAAAGACCACCAGGGATCGCATCGTTCGGGTTTTTCAATCTCATGTGAGGCTAATGCTTGCTCATTTTTATAAAATAAGTCAATAGTATTTTCAACATGGAATACAACGGATTCAATTTACGACCACCCGAAGATACAACTTATGGATTGAGTTTTTTAGAAACATCTCCTCAATTTATGAGAGAGCTGATTGCATACAGATTGACCCGTGGTGAGTTTGGAAGGAGAGAGAGAATCAAAATGGGAATCAAATTAGAGAATACAACTCTAAAAAATCCTGCACAACACATGATCAACTGTTTTCAATTAATTTTTGAAGATGATGTTTTGCTCCATTCTCAAGGAATAGTAAATAATTATGCCATAGACATCGTTGACTTGTTTTGTAACGAGAACGATTGGGGAATTGCAGGGTGCGCCAGTAGTGGAAAAACTTTTTCTGTAGCTGCTTGTATTGTGATTGATTGGCTTTGCGCCCCGAATTGTACCTCAACCTATGTTGCATCTACTTCTTTAGATGCTTCAGAAGATCGTTTATGGGGTAAAGTCTGTACGCTCTATCGAATTGCAATGCGTAATTTGCAGTCTAAATATGGAAAGGATTCAAGCATTGGAAACCTTGTAGAATACCGAAGGATGATTGTTTTTGAATCAATTGATACCAAGGATTCGGAGCGTGACTATACAAATGCCATAAAAGCCCTAGCTTTTCCTCGTGGGGGCGAGGGCAAACGATCTGTTGAGAACACAAGGGGCCGTAAGAACGCAAGGATGCGCTTATTTCTTGACGAATTGGCTGAAATGGATCTTTATGCGCTTGATACTCGCGTGAACCTTGGAGCCAATCCTGACTTTATATTTGGGGGTATGGCAAATCCTTCAAATACGGCAAATAATCCTCACACTGAACTATGCCAGCCAGATGATCCGATGGAGTGGGATGCTGTAACAAGATATACCCACAAATGGACTACTAGAACAGGTGTTGCGTTACATCTTTCTGGAGAAGATAGCCCAAATTTCAAGGTTCCTGATGCAATAATACCTCCATTTGATCGCTTCCTGACTATTGAAGGAGAAGCTGCAACATTAAAACGATGCTACGGAAACAAAAATGCCCTAGAATATTGGAGAAATGTCTATGGTTGGTGGCCCGATAGTTCAGTAGAACTCACAATTTTTTCAAAGCAATTTATCCAAGCGTGTGATATTGCCTGGGAACCCACTTGGAGTGATCGAACAAGAGTGGTGTGCGGCTTTGACCCTGCATTTACTGCTGGAGGAGATAGATGTGCAGCTACTTTCTGTAGATATGGCCCAAATGATACTGGAAGAAGGGTAGGTTTTTATCTTGGAACTAAAGAATACTCTTCATCTGTTGGTGATGTTTTCGAGGAATCTATTGCAATGCAATTGGTAAAAGATTGTTTAGAGTATGGAGTCCATCCAAGAGACTTTGGATTGGATATTTCGGGCGATGGAGGCAAGATGCTGCGAGCAATCATCATTGAATGGGGAAAATTCCATCCAGAGGCCATGTTCATCCATCCTATTTCTTCTATGGGAATGCCTACGGATCGAAAGATTAGCAGTCTTGATAAGCGCACTGCTAAAGAAGCCTATGATCGCAGGGTAACGGAGTCTTGGTTCCAAGTTCATACTGCCATGTCAACTAAAAGTTTAGTTGGCATAGATGTGGAAAAACATAGTTCAATAGTAAACGAACTTTGCAGTAGGCTTTATTTTCACAAAGGAAGAAAGGTAGCTGTTGAGAAAAAGCTAGACATGAAAAAGCGCATCAAGAAGTCGCCAGATTTGGCTGACTCTTTGACCTACGCAGTGGAGATGCTTAGTAAGGCAGGACTTGAATTTACTTTTGAAGATGATGCAAAGGAATCCTTAGACATCTTGGAAATCAGGGATTGGGAGGATCGGCTAATTCACAGCAAAAATAATTCTCAGGAAGAAGTTGACAACGACGATTGGGGATATGGCAGTAGCTCGGTTGATCCAGATGGTTTTTAGCATTGATGGGCATGGCAATATATTTCTGTTGACACATGGATAGATTGCGTGGCATATTCACCGCATCTGAATGATTGCGCCGTTCTGATCCTATAATTTTCCTCAAAGAAACAAAGGGCCGTTGAGTGGCGCATCACTTGGCGGCCCTTGCCCGTTATAGCAAGTGAGGATGGGCATGAATTCGTACCATGTGATCCAACAACAGCGGCTCTGGAGAACCAAAACTCCTTACCCGATGAGAGAGAAGAGAAACACCCTGCTTTCATTTCTAATTGCGGCGATTTTGCCATAATTAAATATGAGATCAGTAGTTTCTTTTCTTTTCTGACAGGCTTTCCTACATGAGTGGGGGGATAAGGGGGGTGTTTGCTTTAATGTTTTGTATTTCTTTAGCCTTGGGATTCGGTTGACTTGTTAAGAAAGCGTATCCATACTTTTAACACTTGCGATGCTATGATTCATAAACTCTTTAAGATTATTGGAGGAGCAATAGGAATGATTTTTGGTTATTGCCCTCAGTGCTTTCGGGAATTAAATGCTTGCAACGCCCATCCATGCCACATATGCAATGTCGCAAGCTGCATCAGACCCATACGACTATGGCAACGATTTTTAAACAGCCTATGAAAAATTCGGCAACCACAGCATCAAAACAAATAAATGAAAATCTTCGCTCTGCTAGAGTTGGTTATGGGTCTATTAAAAAACCCAAAGCAAAAAGAAAACTCAGAAATAAATAACATGAATGCCGAACAGGATGCTTTTGATATTTGGTCTAAAGCTGGAACGGCTGGAATGGAAAAATACAAAAAGGGCCAGAAAGAACACAAGAGTGATTTTTGGACTGCTGGAGCAGGATGGTATGCAGAAAACCTAAAAGACGAACAGCTTGATTTGATCAGCTATCTTCACCACTTAATGGAACGAATCAAAACCTGTCAGATGCTTGCAAAGATGATGGAAGCAAATGAAGTTTCTTTGAAAGATGCAGCGGTTCTTTTAAATAATCTTGTTTCCAATCTTCCCCCAAGGAAACGCAGCAATAAAATTCATGACTAAGAAAACACCCCTGGGAGCAGTAATCATAAGCGATCTCCATTGTGGTTCTTCCGTAGGGCTTTGGCCTGATAATCACATCACATCTACAGGCAATAAAATTAGTCTTGGTAACAACCTTCACCAAAAATGGCTATGGCAATGTTGGAATGACATCCAAACTAAAATTCAAGATCACTTCAAGGGAGAACCATTTGCCTTGATTATAAATGGAGATTGTATTGAAGGACGACATCATGGCACTACAGAAATTGTAGTTGCGCTAAATTTAGATCATGCGCTCGCTGCTATCGAATGCCTAAAGCCATTATCTAAACTTGCTTCGGTAACCTACATGACTGCTGGAACAGAATGCCATGTTGGAGATTGGGAAAAAATGATATGCCAAGAAATTGGAGGAAAATGGCTAGGAGACAAAGGACTCATCGAAATCAATGGAACGCTGATTGATATTGCGCACCATATGCCGACGAGTTCTAGGGCATACCTTGAGGCGGGAGCGATGTCTATAACAATGGGTAACGCTCGCCAAAACTACTCTCGTGTTGGGCATAGAGTTCCCAAAGTATATTTACGGGGACATCGACATACGGGGGGAATATTCAATGATGGATCAGGAGTATTCATGGTAACGCCAGCTTGGCAGCTATTGACCAGATATGCTTACAAGGTAGTTGGTGATTCTATTTGTCGTCCAGGGTTTGGAATACTTGATTGGCGTGGATGTGCCAAAGGAGATTTACCAGCAACCAAACTAACCGTATATGAACCAAAAGAAAATAAACCCATCGGAATCTGATTTAAGAAAAAGCATTCTTGATTCTATTAGTCAAAAATTAAACCTTGAAATACCGAGAGAAGAAGATTTTGAAAATACGGAATGGGTAAATGCCAAACAAATGGCAAAACACCAAAAAATTTCTGTAGATGCAGCAACAAAGCGTTTGAGAAGATCAGAGCAAAGAGGTGAGCTTGAAATGAAAACCATCATGTGTAGGTGTGGAAACGCTACAGCAAAAGTAAACTTTTATAAAATAGCCGATGAAATTACCAGGGCGTATTAAAATACAAGATAGGAAACTTGGAAAACAAAAGGCTCACGGACTAGCTTACCAAGGTGAAGCAAGAATAGAAATAGATCCTAACCAATCTTCCAAAATGAGACTCGATACTGTTCTGCATGAGGGGATACACATCCTAAACCCTGACCTTCCAGAAATGAAAGTGAGAGCTTATGCCAATCGTCTATCTGATCTCCTTTGGCGTGACCATTGGAGAAGGATAGAAAAATAATTATGTGTACTGCAAGATGCTACCCTGATTGTGAGCAATGAGCTGAAGGATAGATTTACCTTCATCAGTAGCTACATGACCTGTACCTTGGCATTTCCAGCATGGGTTACCCAAGCCTTCATCATACCAATCACTGCCAGTTCCACCGCACTCATCACATGACTTCTCAAGCTGCATCATGCTGAATATGTTTTTCATACAACTGCACCTATAGCAATTTTTTTTCCAATAGCAACACTTTTTTGTAAAATAAATGAATATACAAGAGCATTCATTTGAGGAAGCTAAACGCTTGGCTCTTCTAGGAGAAGATTTTGGCGAGCTTGTTGGCATAATAGATCCAGAACAAAAAATGTTACTCAGAGCATTTGTTTGTAACTTGCCAGAGGAATTGGCAAAGAAAACAATCTATGGAAAGGTTGCGTTGACTCAACAAAAAACGGTAACAAAGTCTAGGGGAAGACCCAGAAAGAATTAACTCTACTTCCCCCAGCTATTTTTAATTTTGGCGAATTCTCCATAATTGCCGATCATTTTGCCGATCCTTAACAGCAACCATTGTATCCATTACGCGACATATTTGCCGATAATGTAGCTGGAAGTATACATTAATGGTTTGTTGCCGATCATGAACAAAGAATATACCCTATCGGGAATAAAATACCCAATTATGCGCCAGATTATACCCGATCAGGAATAAATCTGAGCTGCTCCCCTCCCTCATAGGAAGGAGGAGAGTTCACTTAGAATAACCTTAACAGCATAGCTTGCGCTACACTTTGCGGTTGGATGCACTCTACACAAGCCGAGTGTAGTGTGCAAAGAAAATTGTAGCTACGGAGCTAGGAATCGAACCTAGAAAATTCTGCTGCTCTGCCAATTGAGCTACTCCGTACAGCTTCTATCTATGGCTATCCTGGGACTTCTGAATGCCAAATGTAGCATTGTACCACATCTTTATTTGACCAGTATTAAAATGCCTCACAGAACCATCCTTGCACATACATACTGTCCACACATCGTTTTCAAAT